CTAATGCCATCTGTAAATATATTTATAAATATATCTATAAATATATCTAAAGATTATTAATATATATATATATATAATGAATTCTGAAGATATAGATAAAAATTTTATTTTAACTACTGAATGGGTTTCTAAAAATACCATGCAAGCTACAAATGAAGAAAAACTTTTTTGTTATGGTTATTATAAACAAGCTACAGAAGGTGATAATAAATCTAATAAACCTTGGGCTATTCAATTAGAAAAAAAAGCTAAGTGGGAGGCTTGGGAAGCAACCAAGGGTATAAGTATGGAAGAGGCAAAAAAAATATACATTTCTAAAATTATTGAATTACGAAAAAAATATTCAGTATAATATATTTTATATATTTTTTTTTAAACATTATTTTATATTTATATATATATATATATAATATAATGAACACTTTAAATTTAAGAGAAATTAGTAATATGACTTTTGAAGCAGAAGGATGGATAATTGGATTTAGAACTTGGAAATTAACTGCATATGATCATAATAATAATGTTATTTGTTCTGTATATGATAATGAAAGACATAATTATTTAAAATATGTTCGTTTTATTGTTGCTTTAAAAAAACTTGGATATAAATTAAGAGAATGTGATCGTCTACGACTAAAAAGTGGTGAAGGTAATTTTTTAATGAGAAGTTTTATACCACAAGCTTCACGAGAAGATATGTATGAAATTGCTAGTGTTGCTGAATTTAGTAGATCTGAAGTAGATAATATTAAATATGCTTCAGAAGAAGAACAAAGATATTTTGCTGAAATGGTTGGGTTAGAATATGAAGAATTAAGAGATAATTTACATAAATGGTAAGGTTTAAAATATTTTATTTTATTTAATCTTATTAAAATAAATTATTTAAATAAAATCTATTATATAATAGTAATGAATCGCTTAATAAATACAAAAAATATTAAATGGGTATGTCATCATTTACATATAGATAAATCACATAGTGTTACTCCACAATTATTAAATGAATCACTAGCACATATGAAAGAAAAATGGTATTTAATGCGTGAAATTAAACAAAATTATAAGAGTAAAAAAATCGAAAACAATATGTTAGATACTACTACTAATTTAGTAGAACAAGGATGTACTAAAATGAGAACATTTATTGATGTTGATAGTATTGTTGGTCTAGATTTAATTTATATTGCTCGAGATGTCAAAGCTTATTGGAAATATTATGGTGTAGATTTACAGATTGGTACTCAATTATTAGAAGGACTGGATTCATCTGAAAGTATAGAATTATTTAACAAAGCATCAAAATTAGTAGATTTTATTGGATGTTTACCATCAAGAGATCCAGATCCCTCAAAACATCTAGATATCGTTTTTAGTAGAGCCAGCGAGTTAGGAAAAGATGTTGAAGCCCATTTAGATCAATGTAATATACCAACAGAAAAAGAAACCGAATTATTCTGTGATCATGTAGAAAAATATAATTATCAAGGTAAAAGTAGAGCAATTCATTGTGTAAGTTTATCATGTCATCCACTAGAATATCAAAAAAAAATTGCTAGTAGAATGAATGAGTTAGATATTGGTGCTATAATTTGCCCTAGTGCAGCTATTTCTATGACACAACATACAGAATTTAATGCACCCATTCATAATTCTATTGGTCCAGTAAAAGTATTTATTGATGAAGGTGTAAATGTCGGATTGGGTGTCGATAATGTACAAGATATTTTTATGCCTTTTTGTGATGGAGATTTAATGTTTGAATTACGACTTTTAGCAGAAGCAGAAAGAATTTATAAACCCGAAACATTAATCAATATTGCTAATAATAAAATGGGTTTTACTTAATAAAATATTCATATGTTGTAAAACCAATACTATTTGCTATGAATGCCCTTAATAAACAATATCCTAATCCCTTACTTAGATTACCCATTTGTATAGCTTCTTTCATATTTTTACATATATTTCCTTGCATTCTAGATTTTATTGTATCTAAAGGATATGTAAATAACCAAGAGGCACAGCCCGCAATTCCACCACTAATATATAGCGGTATATCTTTTTTTTTTAATTCATTATATGAACCAAAATATATACTTAATGCGGGCCCTTCTCTACATATTACATAATTTACATTCTTAAAAGATTTAGTTAATGAGCGCATATTTATTGTCTGTTTTTCAGCTTGTTGCATATTTATTTTATAATATTCAAATGGACATATTACAAAACTACCTATAATACCACTAGTAAAACCAGATATCCAATGATTATCTATATAATTATTTATTTTTTCATCCACATAAAATCCTATACCACAAACTATAGGCGTTTGCATTAAAGGCATAGATATACCAGCATACAAATTTTTTATATTATATAAATTAACTACTTTCTTATTATTTTGTTTTAATATTTTTAATGTATCTAATGGGTGTCCTACAATTGTTTGCGCTATTCCACTCATACAACCCGCAAAAAAATAATCACAACCCATATTTCATATTATTATTTATTGAAAATTCTTTAAACTTATTATTAATTTTATATTAATTTTTATATTAATAGTTCAATTATTTTATCACATACTTTTATTTTACTAGCAATATCTGAATTATCTGAATTATCTGAATTACCAGATGTATTATTTTCCAAATTACTTTTATATATTTTTATATCATCTAATGGTGTATTATTCCATCTATCCTTACTATTTTTATCTACTTTTTTCTTTAATAAATATTCAACAGTCTCAAAATGACCTTCACTACATGCTAAATGTAAGGCCGTTCTTTTATCATAGTCATAATTATTTAAATCAACCCCCTTAGATTCTAATATTATAATACTATTTAAATCACCAATACTTGCCGCAGTTAATAAATTATATACATTAAAATGATTATTTACACATTCATTTTTTGCTAGAATATTATCTTGTTTACCTAATATATTATCATATATATGAAATGGATATATTTTAGTTAATTCCTTGAAAAATTGAATTCCTTTAGAACTATTTCCCAATTCATCCAATTTTGGTGAAAATACTGCTACACCCATCACATTAGGTATTATTCCCATTATTATTCCAGAAACACCACTTTTTGCTGGTAATCCTATTGTATATGCCCATTCACCAGAATAATCATACATTCCACAACTAGACATTAGCGATAATGCATTTTTAACAATTGTATTAGAAAATATACGCTCATTTGTTAAGGGACATACTCCACCATTTGCTAATGTTGCAGCTATTATTGAAGCTTGTGTAGAATTTATTTCAATCGAACAACATTGAAAATAAAAATCTAATGTATTATTTAAATCAGTGTCTCCCCACTTTCTACCATATTTTTCCTTATTTATACCATTTTGAAATGCATATGATTCTTGCATCATATATGCTAAACAATTATTACGATCAGCACTAGCTCTTTCAGATAAATATACTGATGTACTAAAATTTATTTTCGAATTTGCCGCCAACTTTGACCAATACTTTATTATTTTATCAAAACGGTTTGCTAAACTATTTTTATAATCTATTAAAGATGCACACATTATTGCTCCACTATTAATTAATGGATTATGTGGTATTTTATCATTACTTAAACATAACTCATTAAAATTACGACCACTTGGTTCTCTACCTACAAAATTATGTATATAATCAGCACCATTTAAATCTGATGCTATTAAATATGTAATTGGTTTACTACATGATTGTACACAAAATTCTGTTTTATAATCACCCTTATTATATATTTGACCATCTATTGTACATATAGATATACTATATAATTCTGGATTTACATTAGCTAATTGTGGTATATAATCGGCTAAATTGCCTTTATTATGATTTTTTGTTTTTTCATAAATTTCGTCTATCGAATTTGTAAATTCAGTCCATTCACTTATTATTAAATCATTTTCAAATATTTTTTTAAATAATATTACATTTGTATTTATTAAGTCAATAAACATAGATTCATCTATTTCTTCATCCATATTTTTCAATTCTGTTTTTATTCTATTATCATTAGCATTTATACCACGATTTTTTATAAAATCTAATAATACTTTTTTTTTTATAAAATTATCATTTTTTGATAAATGTTCAAAATATAATTTATACGATTCTATATCAATATTTTTATCCTCATATTCGTCCTCACTTAAACTCATTACATTTTTTATTACTTTTGTTTTTAAATTAATTATTTAAAATAATACTTCATTAAATTATATATATGGAAAATAAAATAGAAAATAAAATAGAAAATAAAATAGAAAATAAAATAGGTTATGTTGATATTTGTTGTGGATTAAATTGGGGTGATGAAGCCAAAGGAAAAATTGTATCATATTTATCAAAAATAGGAGATTATAGTTTTGTTTGTCGTTGGTCCGGTGGTAATAATGCCGGACATACAATATATAAAAATGGAATAAAATATAAGACACATTTAATACCCAGTGGTATATTTTATGATATTCCTTCTATAATAGGGCCAGATTGTGTTGTGAATGTAAATTCTTTTTTTGAAGAAATTAATTATTTAAAAAGTAATGGTTTCAATACAAATTTAATTTTTATATCTCCTAGAGCACATGTAGTTACTGAAGAACATATTACAGAAGATAAAGAAAAATTATTTAAAACACAAGGAACTACCGCTAAAGGTATTGCTCCATGTTATAAAGATAAATATGCTAGAAAAGGTTTATTAGCAAAAAATATATCTGAATTTAAGGATTATTTATGGGACGAAAAATTATATGGAAATATTTTATGTGAAGGGGCACAAGGATTTTGGTTAGATATTAATTATGGAAATTATCCATATGTTACTTCAAGTAATACTTTACCATATGGTGCTTGTAGTTTAGGTTTTCCACCACAATTTATTCGTCATATTTATGGTGCAACAAAAATATATGATACACGCTCTGGTATAGATCCATTTTTTCCGGAAAATTTATTAGAAGACGAGGAATTATTATCATTAGTAAAAGTTGGAGAAGAATTTGGAACTACAACGGGGCGAATGAGAAAAACAAATTGGTTAAATTTGGATAAATTAGTTGATGCTGTAAAAATAAGTGGAACAACAATAATGCTTATATCAAAAGTAGATGTTGTAAAAAAAATAAATATGTATAAATTATATCATAATTCTTCACTTATTCATTTTGAAAATTTTGATACAATGAAAACATATATAGATAAAATTTTGAAAGAAAATTGTCCCTTACTAGAAAATATAACATATTCAGAAAAAAATGAATTAGACTAATTTAAAATAAGTGTTTTTGTATCTATTGATAAATCCGCATATTTTTCATATAAAATACAACGATTTTTGTATAATTGTTCTGGTGTTAAACCATTAAAAACAATACCACGATT